ATTGACAGGAACAGCAGGTGTTACAGATTATGCACCTGGTATATTTTTACAAGCATGGACAGGTGGACCACAATCAACTTCAGGTGTTGACGCTGGTTTACTAGCAATTAACTTAGGGAGCGAAGGACCAGTATCCCCTGTTACTGCAGGCTATGAGCTATTTGATAATTCACTAGGGTTTGGAGTAAGAGATCAAGCTAATACAAAAGATTATTTTAATGCAAGTGCAAATAAAATTTCATTTGCAGCACCGTGGGTATTAAAAAGAGCAAATGATTTAAATAGTTCTATTAACTCTGCACCAGCTGCAAATCGTTCAATAAGCTCTACAGCCTCTGCCCCTATAAATTACGGTTGGAATACAAGACAAGTTCTAACACCACAACAAGCTTCACCAAACGGAGTATCTTCTCTAGGGGTGCCAACAACAGCAGATTTAAATGTTCCATTTATATCTCTTAACTATGGGGTAGGTTTAGGTTATACTGATGCAGGTGCTACTTTTAATACAATCAATGTAGCTTACGACTATAAAGTTAATTTTCCTATTGGTGCATACCCTGGCCAAAGAATAACGGTAAAAGTGTATGTACAGCCACTCACGTATGCAGAAGGCTCAAAGGCTGGTGGAGGTGGTACTATTACAGTACGAAATTATGGTTCAGTTTTATTAAGAGTACCACAATTTAGAATTGCATCACCATCATCTGCCAGTTATACTAGTTGGTGGGGTTCTACAAATAGTAGTTCTGGAAATGGTCAAACACATAATGGTTATGCATCCTATCTGGTCTCCACCACTCAAAATGATTCTGATGACGGTATTGGGCGATTTAAACTATTAGACATGATATGGGATGGTCAGATTATAACACAAGTAGGCCAAATTGTTAACGCACAAGTTCAAAGCCAAAATACTATGACCACAAAAACACAACATGGTTGGGCAGTTACATCTGAAGGGGCTTTTCTTGCTGCAAATAATTCAGTAGCAATTAGTGGTTATGATAATAATGCATCTTGTTTTGTAGCCGGGACCGAAATTTCTTTAGCGAATGGAGATATAAAAAATATTGAAGATATTTTATCAGGTGAAGAAGTTATAACATGGAATGAATCTACCAAAACAGCAGAAGTTGGTACTGTAGGTAAATTAAATATTACAGAAGATGTAAGTATGATTATTAGGCTAACGCTTGATAATAGCACTGTAATTGAAACTACTGAACACCACCCATTTTATCATAGAGATGGTAAAAATATAGGTCTTATTGATGCATGTGACTTAAGACCAGGAATGGCATTATTAACAATAGGAGAAACAGAAGCTAAGATAGAATCTGTAGTAAAAGAAAATGGTTTATATACAGTTTACAACTTAATTGATGTAAGCGGTAATAATAACTTCTATGTAAATGAAACATTGGTACATAATAAAGTATCTGACATTAGATTAAAAGAAAATTATAATGTAATTGGAAAATCACCGTCAGGTATACCAATTTATGAATATAGTTATATTGGTAAACCTGAAAGATATGTTGGGGCAATGGCGCAAGACTTAATTAAATTAGGAAGGGCTGATGCAGTAACTGAAATGGCTAACGGATATTATTCTGTTAACTATAACTTAATTGATGTAGAATATAAAGAACTAAATTTAATATAAATGACAAAAAAAGAAATAAAAGAACTTAATGAATACATAGGTAGATATAGAGAAATTCAACTTTCTTTAGACTTAATGCAAAAAAGTATTCAAAGTTTAGCAAAGAAAAGAGATGGTCTTTTTGAAGAAGTTGATGGTATGAAACTAAAAGAAAAAAAGTTTATAGATAAAATTGCAAAAAAATATGGTGCTGCTGAAGTAACACCTAATAAGTTAATGAAGTATATAAAATGATTTTAATTATTAAAAATATTCTTGGTATTCTAACAGACCCAAAGAACACTAGAATGTTTTTATTAGGGGGGATTGGAATATTGCTTTTTTTATTACTTAGACAATGTAATGAAACTGAACAGGCTAAAGGTGAGGTTACTAGATTTCAAAATAATCTTTCTGCAGCTAATGATACTATTCTTAATTATGTAAATGAGAATGGAGAATCAGTTGGGGAAATTAAAGGTTTAAATTTATCATTAGAAGAATTAAGAGATAGTTTAGAATATGAAAAAGATAGACCACCTATAACTATTGTTAAATATAAAACAATAATTGAAGAAAGAATAATTGAAGTCCCAGTTATAACAAGAGACACTGTAGTTAAACAAGATGGTATTGAATTTAGTTCAGTACTAAGTTTTGATTCAAAGAGTGAATGGGAAAAGAGCTCAAGATTAATTGATGTATCTTTGCCTTACACCTTTACAGATAGTTTAATGTTCGGTTCAGCAATAATAGGATTAAAACAAAATATATGGTTAGATGCTACACTATCACAAGATCTTAATACAAAGGAAGTTTTTATTAAATTAACTTCGGATTATCCTGGTACAACATTTAATAATACACAAGGCATTATGATTGATCAAAATAGTCCTGCGTTTAAAAGTATACAAATGAAAAATAGAAAACCTTTTGGTTTCGGTATTAATATGGGAATGGGAATTACTGGAGATGGTAATTTTGGGCCTTATATCGGATTAGGAATTTCTTGGAACCCAAAGCTTTTGCAATGGTAAATAAATAGAATAGAATGGAATCATCAAGGTTTATATCAATATCTGAGCAAATACTTATAGAGTATGTGTACACTAGTCAGTCAACACCGACTACGTTTAATACTGCTACTTATCCTATAGAGTTAATGCGAGACACTAATACTAAAGGAACTTATTTCTTTAATACGGATAGTGTTTCTGCAACTATGGGTAATTATAGAGATATCTCTGCAGTATCTAATAATGCTCTTAGAACACAGTATGTTTCTTTAGATACAGATATAGGCGTTCCTTATAATGATTACAGTCCAGCATTAACAGATTCAGCTAATCTTTTACAAACATTTAGCCCACAGCTTGATGTTGCATATGATAAGATTAGAGTGCATTTTATAGCAGGCTTTAATTTTGAAGGATTTGATGGTATTGTATTTGAAGCATTAGCGCCAAGAAGAGATAGTGTTATGCTAAATCTTTCGTCAATCAATTTCTTAAAAACTGATACACCAACATTTAATCCTGACCCATTATTAATTGCAGATAGATTATATGCTACTTTTATTGAATGGAGAGTTCCATCTTTATATTATATGAATAATTTATTTACTGCTTCTGATTCTAATGGAGTAGCTTATAAGTTAACAGATAGCCAAGGGTTTCTTAGTACACCTCCTATTACACTAAGAGCTACTGGTATATTCCAAACTATTGTAGAAAATGCATATAGTTTTTATGAGATGCAGGAAATTAATTCGGTATCTATTTTAAATAGAGATATTTATGACAACTTATATGCACAAGTAATCCAATCAGATAATGGTGATTATTTTGAATTGTCTGGCCAAGTAACAGGATCTAGCTTTAGTAATTTTATTGCTCAGTTAAATTCTTCAGGTGGTCAGTATGTAGTATTTCATGAAATTAGTGTTACAGAACAAATAGGGCAGGTATTTACACAAACAAGCTTTCAGGTTATAACACAAGACACTGACTTTGACGAACCAGTTTTATTTAGGCCTATTATTAAAAATGGTAATAGCGCAGTTTCTTTTTCTATTAATTATGTATTAAGATTATATAATAAAGCTGATGCTACACAGATTATTAAAAATGCTAAACTAACATCATTTGATGCTCAAAAATATGGAAGACAAATGATTCAGATTAATTTAGGTGTAGTACCAACTGTTGCCAATGTATATAATCAAATTAATAATGATACAGGAAAACAAATAGTGGTTGGGACTGGTGGATCTAGTGAAGATAATACTAATAATACATCTGAACAAATAACAGAGAAATTAGTTGTTAAGACTAGTTATGTAACAACATTTAGAGATAGAATAAAAGTAAAAGCTGCAATTTCTCCAGCTAAAATACAAACAATAACAGAAACTAATGGCCGCAACGAAAAATAAATTATCGGAAGCAGAAAAAATACAAATAAAGGCAAGTACTCCTCAGGTTGTTGGTGGTGTAAGAACTAATATATCTTTAACAAAAACTGAAAAGGAATATTACCAAAGATTTGTTAATCTTTCTGTTAATGAACAACCACTACCACAAGGTGATGGTATGATTAGAATATCACCGTTTGATGATTATTATCTTTTTACATTATATGATGAAGTAGATAATGAAGATACTCCAATTGACTTAAGTAATGTAGGAAGTCTTTATTTAAACTTCATTGGCAGCAGTGATGATATTGATATATTGAATCATACACAAGTTGACGAGGTAGATTTGGCACAAGGGCAAGTGTTATTTAGAATTACAAGATCAGATAGTAAAAAGATATTAGCGTTGGATAATAATAATTTTTATGTCTCTACTAAAATGGTTGATCCTGCTGATGGCTCTACTTCAGACGAATCGGTATTATACCAAGGAATTTGGTTGGCTGTAGACGATGCAAATAGAGCAACACTAACTTCTCAAATTGAAGAAACTAGAATAGAATATAGTATAGAACTTGCTAGATTAAAAGCAGAGAATGAATCTCTTAAGGTTGATAATGCAGAGTTGATAACATCAGAGTCAGAAGATAATGCAACTATTATAAGATTACAAAACAGTAATGATGAATTAACGAATGAATTGGCTGAGTTATCTAGAGATTTAAAGTCTTCAAAAATAGAATCAATAAATCGCCGTGCTAAAGCAGCACAAAAATATGCAGAATTACAAAAATTAAACAAACAGCAAACAAGAGCTCTTGTTGCAGCCGCAAGACAATCTAAAACTAGAAGTAAAAAAGTTGCCTTTTATAAAAATGCAGCTAAGAATTTACAAAATTATACAGTTGGGAGAAACCAAGTAACAGAAAATGTAGAGCGTCTACGAGATAGATTTGACATACTTAAAAGGATTAGACGTGGAAGAAGATAAAATAATATAACCTATGATATTAAGTGCAAGAAATAATCAATTCAAGTTTGATTTTCCAAGGAACTTTATTCCTAAGCCAATTATCGAGAAATATAAACCATTTCTTAACAGGATACCTGGTGGGTTAATTAAAGAACCTATTGATTATTGGAATTATGGAATACAATCATTAAATTTACCAGGGCCTTCTTTTGATCCTGTAACACAGACAGACTATCCTGGTAATACTCGTGCATTTAGATCAAGCATACCAAAGCAGCAATTATTTGATAAATCAATGACTGTTACTATGCAAGCCTTTGATGGTTATGTTAATTATTGGATGGCCATTGAAATGTTTGATTATTATTATAAGCTAAGTGGCAAGCATCCTTATTTGCCTGAGGGTGTTGGTGTGCAAATGTTGGATGCTGACGGTACTGTATTTGTTACCGTTCAGTTAAAGGATATGTTTATTTCTAATATAGGCGCATTAGATTTAAATTTTTCAAGTAATACTATTGAATTTCAAACTTTTGATATTGAATTTAGTTATAATGTCTTAGATGTTGTGGTTAACATAGCCTAATATATAAACAAATAAAGAACTCAAATGAAAACCTTTAAAGATTATCTTACTGAAAATAATGCCTCATTAATTGATATACAAAGTATATTAAATGAATCTCATGAATTAACAGAAGAACAAGATGCTGCAATAGATTTTGCAGTAGAAAGAATTCTTGAAGCTCAGAAAGAAGGTAAAAATCTAGAAGACTGTGTTGAAGAAATAATCAATGAAGGTTTACTAGGAAGTATTTTTGGTGGTTTAACTGGTTTTGCTTTAGGAAAAACTATAGGTAAGGCTGTTGCTAAAGTATTAGGTGTTACTAAAGGTGTTCTTTATGATTTATTAACCTCACGTCTTGTAGGTGCTGCACTAGGTGCTGTTATCGGCAAGAGAATATAATTAGAATGATTCATATAGGAATTGACTTTTCATTAAATAGCCCTGGTGCCTGTGTTGAAACGGACAATGGCAAATATCACTTTATAACTTTTTTTAATTACGGAAATCGTATATGGGATGAAGAAGGTAGAAAAATACCTAAATCATTTGGTGTGCATAAAGAATTAATGGACGACTCTGCTTTATTAGGATTTCCTTACAATAGAGATGTAACTAGTAAAGAATTTTTACCTAGAGAGAGACAAAAGCTACAAGATGCTGGAAATATAAGTTCTCTTATGGTTAATATATTTTCTACACTATTTGAAGGAGATGAAGTTTCTGTTGCATTAGAAGGATTTTCATATGGCTCTAAAGGTAATTCATTTATAGATATAATTCAGTATAATACATTTTTAAGAAAGGAACTAATAGATAAGTACACTATTGAAAATTTATCTGTCTTTCAACCATCTCATGTTAAAAAATTAGCTGGTAAAGGAAATGCAAACAAACATTATATGGCTAAAGCATTTCAAGATGATGTCCTTAATGATAAGAACTTAAGAATGACTAAACTTTGGAAATGGTGCCAAGGAAAAGACTTCAGCATTAAAATTCCTAAACCTATTGATGACATAGTTGATGCCTACTTTATACTTAAAGCATTAAAGGCTAACAACTAGATACTTTTCCTACTCTGAATAGTTAAAAATTATATTGCAACATGTGGAGTTTGTTTCAGCTTTACTCAAAAAAAATTAAAATAAAATGATAAAACCTTTAGGAAATAGAATATTTTTAAAAAAAGATGTACAACCAGATAGAAAAGGTAATATAATTTTATTAAAACAAGATGGCATGTATGCACCTCCATACTCCGGAACAATCATCGGTGTTGGTAGTGGTGTTAAAGATAAAGAATTTATAATTGGAGAAAAGGTTCTTTTTCATGATTTAGCTGGTACAGAAATTAAATATGATGGAGAAACTATATTTAGTCTAAGAGAAAATGATATAACTGCAATAATAGATAAAAATATAAAAATAGTCTGAAACAAACTGACTTAGTGAATATATAATAAACAAAGGAATCAATAAAGTATTGGTACTTTTTAAAAGGCGATAACAAGGCGAAGTAAATAGGCAATAAAAAAGAAGTTTAGGCACGAAGGCTTGTTATCATAAATTAATAATAATAATAACAAAAACAAAAAAAGGCAATTAACATGGCAAATGAATTCGACATTTTTAACGTAAGTGTAAAAGATTTAGACACTGGTGAAAGACCATCTACCGCAGGTAGTGATCTTTATTCACCTAAACCAGATCAAGGACAGGACGGAACTTACCGTTCTTTAATTAGGTTTCTACCTAATGCTAAAAACCCAAGAAAACCATTTGAAAGAAAGTATGTCTACTGGTTAGAAGACAGAGAAGGGAACGGCTTTTTCGCTGATTCACCATCAACAGTTGGAGAAAAAGATCCTATACAGGATATGTTTTTCAAACTAAGAAACTCTGAATCTGCTGTAGACAAAAAGATGTCAGAAGGTTTAAAGCGTAGAGAAGTATTTTATGCATTGGTACAAATCATGAAAGATCCTCAGAATAGGGATTTAGAAGGACAAGTTAAAATCATGAAGTTTGGTTATAAAATCAAAACTAAAATTGATGAAGAACTCAATCCTCAATTTGATGAACCTACTCAAGTATTTGATCCATTTGAAGGAAAGAATTTTGAATTGGTAATTTCAAAGAAAGGTGGCTTTCCTAATTATGATTCAAGTAAATTCCACGGAAATAAATCTCCAATGACAATTAATGGTGAAGCAGTATCTAACGATGATGCAAGCCGTAAATCAATATTGGATTTACTAAAGGATGCTCCAGATTTAACAACATGGGGTTATAAAGCATGGGACGATGTAGTAAGAGGAAAGGTAATGAATGTATTATCTCAATTCCATTCTCCAGGCGATTCAATACAAAATATCACAAGATCAAAACCAGCACCAGTAAATACTCAAGTTACTGAAGCTGCTGCAACTAAAGTAACAACTGAAACAAAGGCAACTCCAAAGGCTGAACCTGCAAAAGGTGAAGAAAAGGCTGATGACTTTGATGATTTCATTAATGGTTTAGATCTTTAATAAGTATGGCAACGGAAGTAATAATATCTTCTGAAATGAAAGCTCGGATCATTGATAAGGTGGTCCGAGTTCTTCATACTAACCATACTCATACAGAGAAAAGAAGAATACTGGAGAGTAAGGGTAGGTTAAACTTTGCGTGTCCTTATTGTGGAGATTCAACTGATAATCTTAGAAAGAAGAGAGGTAACTTATATTGGAATGATTTATATTTTCATTGTTATAATTGTTCAGCTCATGCATCATTAGATGTTTTCTTGGCTGAGCATAACCAAAACTTTGAGGGTGATGATAGAGTTGATGTAATTAATTATATTAAAGAAAACCGTAAACATTTCTCATTAGGTGAAAGTTTAGATTTTTATCTTTTTGATAAAGCCAAAGAACTAGCATTAACTTTTGATGAATTAGCATTAGGCTTTAATGTATACCCAATTAATACTTTAACATATCAAGCATATCCATATTTAAAAAGTAGATTATTACATCATAAAACTGAACGATTTGGTTTTGATCCAAGACGTAGAGAATTATATGTTTTTAATTTAACACCCGAAGGTAAAATAATAGGATTCCAAACCAGAGACCTAGGTGGGAGTGGTGGTCCTAAATATAAAACATGGAACATAGAAAGAATATATGATAGATTAAAATTACCAATAAAGGTTGCTGAAGAAGAGCTAGATAACCTAAACAAAATATCAATGTTGTTTGGTATCTTAACTGTTGATATGTCAAGAGACTTTTCTATATTTGAAGGTCCTATAGATGCTATGTTTATGAATAACACAATAGGATTAACTGGTGTTAAAAAACAAATAATAGAATTTAATGAAATACCTACAGCAAGATATTTCTTTGATAATGATATGGAAGGTAAAACTAGAATGATTGAAAAATTAAAAGGTGGCCAAACTGTATTTATGTGGGATAAGTTTTTAAAAGACTTTGATATTCCATCAAGAAAAGTAAAAGATTTAAATGATTTAGTAAAATGGGAGTATACTAATCGATCTGGGTGTTTGAGTGACTTAGATAAATATTTTACAAATAACTCGTTAGATATTATTTTTATATGATGAGTTTTAAAAATTATAGCAATTTCGTGAGTGAAGAGGAAGATAACTTTTATGATGATTTAGAAACAAGTAAAAAAAGACTTAAGTTTTTTGCTACATTTAATAAATCTGAATTAAACCAAGTAAAGACTAGTTTTTCTATACCAGCTCCAAAAAAGAGGTTTCAGCCTAAAGTAAAGGGTTTTAAAAAGATTAATAATGATAAAGGTATATTTTAATGGAGTATAACGATTCCGCTACTGGTGATGCTAATGAAGAATTAGCTGTTAGATTAGCAAAAGATAGAAATGATTGGAAAGTAAAGATAAGTCATTTAATTAGTTTACTAAAAGAAGTCCGTAATTTATCGGAGTGTCAAGTAAATATGCTATCATATAGACAAATCTTATTAGATAAGATTACTGATTTTAAAACAACAAAACATAAAAGGCAAGCTGCATATGATAGGTATTATAAAATTAAGTATAGAGAGTATTCTGTAGAGTATGATATTAAATTAACAAGCGGTGAAAAAGTTGCTTTCATTAAAGCTGACTTGTCTCATTTAAGAGCACAAATGGAAATGCTGCAATCTCATATGGATTATTATCAAGAATGCATTAAGACTTGTGATAACTTAGCGTTTGCAATAAGAAATAGGATTAACCTAGACGATAAAGAATACTAATGGAATTATCACTATCCGAAAATAAAAAGTTTTTAGTTATAGATGCATGTACTGAATTAGAGTATGAGCAGCTAAAGAGTAGTTTGACTAAAAAAATTGAAGGATGGAGATTTCACCCACTAGTTAAAAAGAAAGTATGGGATGGTAATGTATCTTTTGTAAAAAGAAATAAAATCCCTGCAGGACTATGGAAAGAAATTTTAGATATATGTAAAGATTATGATTTCCCAGTTACTCTAAATAATATAACTGATATATTTGATACTGAAATTAAAGAAGATAAATTTAGAGAATGGGTTACTGAAATTTTTAAAAAACAACCAGATTTTAAACCTAGGGAATATCAAATAGATGCAGCATTTAAAATATTAAAGTATAGAAGATGTTTAGCCGAATTAGCAACATCAGCCGGTAAAACTTTAATATCATTTATGGTGGTTGCTTATCTTATGGATAAATTAAATAAGAAAAAAATCTTAATGATTGTACCTAATGTAAATCTAGTCTTACAAGCAACCGGTGATTTTGATGAGTATAATAAATGTGGAGTTCCATTAAAGACTCAGCAAATATATGCAGGGGTAAAAATAAGAAAGAGTTCTAATTTAGTTATAGGTACATACCAATCCTTAGTTAAAAAGGATGAAGAATACTTCAGTCAATTTGATGCTGTTTTTGTAGATGAAACTCATAAAGCAAAAGCTAATTCAATACAAAAAATTATGGATAAATGTTGGCATTGTGATTTTAGGTTTGGTTTAAGTGGAACTATTCCTAAAAAAGGAACTGTTAATAGATTAAGCTTAATGTCTGCAATGGGACCTTTGGTTACTCAAGTAAAGGCTAGTCAATTACAACAAGAAGGTTTTATAGCTAGCTGTAAGGTTATGCAACTCCACATGGATTATGCAACCGATGCTCAAAAAGAATCATTTTCTTTTTTATCCAAAAACCCACAAGATAGACAAAGGTTATTTGGATTAGAGCAAAACTTTATAAACCAAAGCGAAAAGAGATTAGACTTTGTTTGCCAAGTAATTAAAAAGTCTACATCAAATTCATTAGTACTATTTCATAAAATAGCATACGGTGAAAAGATCTATAATAAACTAAGACACATAACAGATAAAAAGGTATATTATGTGGATGGTTCAGTTAATGTAGATATAAGAGAAGAATTTAAAAGCCGAATGGAAAAGAATGATGATGTTATTATTGTAGCATCTTATGGTACTTTTTCAACTGGTATTTCAATTAAAAATATACATAATATCTTTTTTACCGAAAGTTTTAAATCTGAAGTAATTATCAGACAAAGTATTGGTAGGGGATTAAGAAAGCATGTATCAAAGGATGTTGTAAAAATCTATGATTTTATAGATGATTTTAGATATAAAACCGAAGACCATGATTGGGTTAATTATATCTACCGCCACGGTATTGCACGGCGAACAATATATAAAGAAGAAAAGTTTCCATTCGAAGTTCAGAACATAAGATTCTAATATAGAATATCTTTTCATTAAGACATGGATATATAAAAAAAATAAAATAACTAAAATGAAGTCAATCAAAAAGTTTTCTGCGATGTCTGCTAAAGATCAACCGATCACAGAGTCAGCAAAAGTAACAAAAGAAGCTGTTGATGAATTGATCAAAAAGATTGGTTTTGACAGTATAGAAGAGTTAAAAAAGGAGAAGGATCTTCTTGCAAAACTCGAAGCAATGTCTAAGACATTTGCAAAAAGTAATGATATATCTGAGGATGAAATCGAAGAAGATAGAGCTGAAGATATCGAAGATGAAATGAAAGTCAAAGGCAAAGCTAAATCTTTAGAAGATTCCGAAGATAAAGGTAGTGATGAAGAAGTAGTTGCTGATGTTGAAGAAATAGAAGAACTATCTGGAAAGGCTAAAGAAATAGAAGATGAGGTTAATACTATCGGTGCTACTAAATCTTTAGAAGATAAAGAAGGTGAAGAAGTTTCTGATGATCAAGAAATTACTAAAGAAGTTCCAGCTGAAGCTGATGAAGTTAAAGATGAGGATGGCGTGGATGTTGCTTCTGAAGAAAAAGAAACTCCTAAAGCTACAAGAAGAATTATGGCTTTTGAAGATTTCATTAAAGAAAAAGAAGAAACTATTAATAAAAACATTTCTTATCATGATGATGATGAAGAGCCAGAAGATTATGCTGTTCCTGTAGCAGCCTCTGCTGATCCTCTTGCTGAAGGTGCTGAAGCTAAAGGTAAAGAAGATGAGAAAGAAGGTGATGAGTTAGAAGATAAAGGAGATAAGAAAGTTGATTCTGAAGATGATAAAGAAAAAGCAGACCATTATAAAGGAGCTGTTAAATCTGATGATAAACAAATTGATGCTTTAAAGAAAGATGCTAAGTTTGATAAAGAAGAAGAGGAAGATGCTGAAAAGAATGAAT